ATACGGTGAACGACGGCTTGTCAACTTTTTTAGCATTCCACCAATAAGGAGATCTTCCGGTATCGCCAAGTTCCAATCCATTGATGGAGCCTAAACGAAAACGGAAAGATCTTCTTGGTTCGAGACTATTTTCAGTCCAGAAGGACATTTAAGCCTCCTTAGCTTTGACCTGGGCGTGGGAATTGTGAACGGTCACCGTTGTTAGACAATGGACTTTCACAGCCTGCCCAGTCGTATTTCCAAGTCAAGTCAATTGTTCTCATATCGTCGTTGGTATAGTCAAGAGTTGAGAACTTAACTGAAGTGATGAATGGGTTGTACATCGTCCAAGATTCGACAACGTCTCCGTTACCTGCGAAGATATCGATTACAAGAGAACCAAATGCTTTGTTGGCACCTTGCTTGGTGATGGAAGTTGGATTCGAAGAGAACTCTTGAGATCCTTTCAAGGAGTAACCAGAGTCCAAGATGATTTGGTTTGTAAGCTGAACAGCGTTAGGAGAGATTGGATCAACCAACGTCATGTTCACATCTTGCCACTGAACGCGACCTGGGAACTTGTATTCGTTATCGAAGAACGAGTGAGTTACATCAGTAACTGTGTAGCTTGGAGTGTCTACTGTTTTTGCCCACCAAACAGCAGCTGAGTCAACACCATACTGAGTAAGGTTCGACATAGTTACACGCCATCTAAAATTTCTTTTAGGTTCTGTTGTATTTTCGGTCCAAAATGACATAATCTAAATTCTCCTATTTATCTGTAATTAGTGTCTATTAAAATTCAACGCCACTTTGGGTTACGACAAAGTCGATAACGACGTATTCGATTGCTTTCGCAGGCTTAACATAGACTTTGGCATACATGATGTTACGGTCTTGCAAGTCTGGAGTTGTTGTGGTCTCGTCAAGAATAACTTTGTACTCTGTGATACCATATTGTGAGCGAACTTCTGAGAGGATAGGTTCGATTGTTGCTTTAAAGCGGTCGTAAGTTGCCTTAACACCTTGTTCGAACAAGAATGTGTCTGCGATACCACCGATACGCTTCTTCAAGTAGATCATCATGCGTCGTACGTTGATGCGGTCAAGAGCAGTTTGCTCTGGTTGAAGAGTCTTTTGTCCAAAGATAACAGTATCACCAGTCGCAGGGAAGCGAGCAATTGGGTTAATGTTAACGTTGTATAAGTTATCGCGATCAGCTTTGCTCAAGTGCTCTAGAGTCCCAACGACATTAGCGCCGCCATTCCCACCAAGAGGAGCAAGCCCACCACGGTTAAACCCAGCAGGTGCAAACCAAGGCTGAGAAAGCGCCTCAGACTTCGCAATAGCTCCAATAGCAGCAACACTAGGAGGAGCCATCAAAACGCTTCCATTGCCGCTTGAGACGTCTGCGATGCGCACATTTGGATAGTAAGCAGCAGCATAAGATGACGCATAACCTTCTTCTACGGTTCTGATGATTGTTGAAACAGAACCAGCTTCTTCGCCATTACCAGTGTCAACAGCGTCTTGGTAGATTCCAGGAAGGTCAACGATAGCCAAGGCATCACCGCGTTCAGCAGTTTGATCAACCATCGCTTTCATGATTGGCTTGTTGGTAACACCAGGGATTGCGATCAAGTCATAACGAGAAGTGTAGTAATCAGCAACTTGAGAAATCGCAGACTCCAAAGAGTATTTTGCGTAAGTATCATTGGCCAATTGATATTCATTGAATGGGTTTTCATGCTTGATGTTTACACCATCAGAACCTCCAAAGAATGGAGCAGCAAATTGACGAACGCCATCGTTCAAGATAGTTTCGAAATCAGAAGTTTGCGCTGTATCGCGATAATAAAGACCAGTGGCTGGATCTAAAATCATGTTCTCTAGAGAAAACTTGTACATCGCAGATGATGCAGCAGCAGAAGCTTCCAAGTGAGGATTGAAATCTGCCTTGAGGATTCCGATGTCTCCAAAGTTTTCAAGTCCACGCTGAGAGTCGTAAGCAAGACCCATGATAGCTGATGGAGCATAGTCTCCATTCCCAAGGTAAGTTCCGGCTTCTGATAGAGCGTGAGTTGGCCATGAGATAGTCATGGTGTAACCAAAACCTTCAGCACCTGTAATGGTGTAATTTTTATTGGGTGTTGTTGTTGGAATAGTGTTTTTCCCAGAGATCCACTCAATATTGCCTCCTTGGGCCGCGTCGCAGTTCAAGGTGATGGGGTTGATCTTCGCAGGGCCCAAGAAGCCCAAAGGAAGGTCAGTTTTGTTAACATTGTTTGGAGCCATCTCAACACGAACAAGATTTGATTGATTGGTGAAAGAACCAGTAGAAACGATTTTGCCTTGAGAAGCATCCCATTCTTGAGCCAAGTCACCGATTTTCTTTACGATGTAATTTGGAGAGTCTGGGTTCAAAGTTACATTTGTAAATTTCTCAACATATTGAGCAGGTGATTGACCAGCGCGTGCGATCTCAACTGAGAATGATGCTTCTGGGCGAGTAACCGTTGCTGCTCTTAAGTCTTTGATGCGAACGATGTGATTCTTGTGAAAATCAGAACCTTCGTCGAGTGCTGCGAATCTAAACAAGCGCTTTTCTTGAGATGCAGCAGAGCCAATAAACCAACCAGTCTTAGCACCAGCCAAAGAAACTTGATGATTTCCGAAGTCCTTATTTGCATCGTATAGACCAGCTACAAAAGCAACTTGGTCACCAGCAGAGTTATATCCACCGAGACGCTGAACATTGTATTCGAATGATTCTCCCAAGAAGACTTTCTTTGCAAGACTTGTTACATCGTTGTCTCCGATCAATGTTGCATCGGAACTGAAGACATTGCGGATGAAGTTTTGAGAGCTTGGGTTGAAGTTGAAGATAACTGTTTCTTTCGTGAGACCATCGCTAAGAACGGCAGTCCAGTTTCCACCGGCAGCAGACTTGATCAAGTGAGCAGATTCTTCTGTTTGTTGAACTCCACTATAGTCATCACCAGACAATGTGATTCCAACACCATCGGCGTAAAGGATTGCGGCAAGAACACCGTTTCCTGATCCTGATTGTGTTCCTCCGGAAAACTCAACTTCTGTGACGTTTGTTGCATTTACGACCATGATGGCTTCATCAGCAGTGATTGACTTCAAGTTTCCAGCAGCGCCGAGTTGTGTCATTGTAATTGTGATTTGTGATCCGTTTTGTGCGACTGTAACATCGGCAGCATTTTGAATTGCTGTTTGTTGAGCAAAAAAGCAATCTGCAATTTCTTCCCCGTCAGTGGCAGCTGCGCCCAAAACTGAGTTCGCTCCAATGTCAACGGCGATCCCAGCTGGTGCCGAGGAGTAGTCAGAATCATAAAATGTAACCGTGATTGATGCAGAAGGATCATCCAAGACCAAGTGTTCAATCGTCATTGAAACAGTGTTTGTTGTTCCGATGACTTTAGCTGCATGTTGAGATGTCCCCATTGCAAAGTTAAAGTCGAAAACAGCTGATGCAGGGTCAGTAAGGGTCGCGGTGCCAGTCTCGGCAACAAAGATTCCCATTGCACCATCGTTATTAGCTTCATCTGGGTCAAAGCTTGTAGCCATTGTCCAGCCTGCTTTTTGAGCATCAGAAGGATTAGCCAGTTCAGTGTCTTGTTCACCAGCCAAGCGGATAAACTTAACAGGGCCGATCCCAGCAGCAAGGTAAGCTTCGGCAGCATAAGCAGCCCATCCACCACCACCGGTGTTTCCTTCGCGCCATGGATCTCCGCGCTTTACACCGTCCATTGGGGTTCCAAAGATAGCTTGGAAGTCTGCTAGAGACGTAATCTTGATTGGTTTCATTGCGGGACCTTTCTTCGCACGACCGATTAGAAGCAATCCGTCATTCTCAGGAACAGCTGCGATAGCTGATTGGTCAATTTCTCTCAGTTCAATTCCTGGAGACAAAAAGTCAAACTTGGTAGGCATTAAAAACTCTCCTTAAATATTCATTTTCCTAGTAAATAGTCGCTTTAAAAGCCAAAGTCATAAATCTCGGTATTTCTCACCGTTCTTGTCCCATGGCTTAGAATCCCCAATTATCACTCGTTCTCTGGATATTTTAACTTCAACGATTGTCTCTTCTCTTTTTATCAGAGGTTCATTGCTTTCAATGCTCGTTTGGTTGATATATCCCAAGACTTTGATTTGGACTTTAGCATTAAACATTCTCTCGTCTTGACCAAGATTAGATTGATTGGAGTTTAGTCCATAATCGTCTTGAATAAAGGCTTCGTACTGATAGCCATTGTTGTCAATCGTGATGTAGTTTTTCATGCTATTCATGAACAGCGGAAGCAGTTCATTCATTTGTTGTTGGTATTCTGTTCTTATGTTGACCTCGAACATGCAAGTCAAATAAGTTGGTTTTGGTATTGAAATTGTCTCGTAGACAACCTTTTTTGTTGAAACAGGACCTGTTTCGTCACCCATTTCCTGACGCTTCCTAGCAGCGTTCTGAAAATTCTGGGTTTTGTCTTGTTGGATTACCTTGCGGATAACCATTCTTTCTCCGTCTCCAACATAAGCTGCTTGAACTGATCCCTTAAAGGCATCGTCTC